ATGATGCGAAACGTGTTTTTGACCGGAGGCAGCCGGGGCATTGGCGCGGCTGCTGTGCTGGCGCTGGCCCGCGCGGGCTACAACGTGGCCTTTACCTATCATGCACACCCCGAAGCCGCCGAGGCCGTAGCCGCCCAGGCCCGCGCCCTCTCCCCTGCCGGGACGTTTCTGCCCATCTGCGCTGACGCGGGCGACTCCGCCCAGGTGTGCGCCGCTGTGGCCCAGGCCGAAGAAGCCCTGGGCAGTTTGCAGGTGCTTGTCTGCAATGCGGGCATCGCCCAGCAAAAGCTGTTTACCGACACTACCGACGAGGATTGGCACCGCATGATGGCCGTGGATCTGGACGGTGCATTTTATGCCTGCCGCGCCGTGCTGCCCGGCATGATCCGGCAGAAATACGGGCGCATCGTGCTCATCAGCAGCATGTGGGGCCAGACCGGTGGCAGCTGCGAGGTAGCCTACAGCGCTGCCAAAGCAGGGCTGATCGGCCTGGGCCGCGCCCTTGCCAAAGAGGAAAGCCCCAGTGGCGTGACGGTTAACATCATCGCGCCCGGCGTCATTGACACCGACATGATGGCCAGCTTTACCGACGAGGACCGCGCGGCTTTGGCAGAGGAAACGCCTGTAGAGCGTTTGGGCACGGCTGAGGATGTTGCACGGGCTATCGTGTTTTTGTGCGACGAAAATGCCGGGTATATCACCGGGCAGGTGCTGGGCGTGAATGGCGGACTGGTGATTTGAATTTTCGCCGCGGCTCCGCGGCCGCATGGCTGCAGGCCTTGCCAAAATGGCCCCGGACATCCGCTGCCTGAACTACGCCGCCAACCCGGCCTTTGCCAGCCGGTAAACACGCACGCCTCCCCTTTTGCATACTATGCTGCAAAGGGGGATTTTTTATGGCTCTTTTTCAAAACGGCGTTGATGTGTCCCGCTACCAGGGCAGCATCAACTGGACCCAGGTGGCCGCCGCGGGTAAGCAGTTCGCCATCGTGCGGGTGGGGTCCAGCAACAGCGGCGGCTTGTACGTAGATCCGTACTTTTTGCAGAATGTCACCGGCGCCCACAGTGCCGGGCTGCGGGTGGGCGCCTACTACTACACCTATGCCCGCACCCGCGCTGCCGTTGCCAGCGAATTGACTGCCTTTTTAAATATGATGGAGGGCATCAAGCTGGAGTACCCGGTGTTCGTGGATGTGGAGGACTCAAGCCTTACCAGCCTGGGCCGCGCCGAGCTGACCAGCCTGGTGCAGTACGCTATGGATATTTTGTATCAGCGCAAATGGTATGCCGGGTGGTACAGTTACACAAACTACATCAACAGCTATTTGAACGCGGGCGCACTGGCTGATTACCCGCTGTGGGTGGCGGACTACCGCGCCACGCTGGGTTACACCGGTGCCTACACGATGTGGCAGTACAGCGGCAGCGGCACGGTGAGCGGCATCAGCGGCGCGTGCGATCTAAATCGCAGCTACAAGGATTTTTTGCCTGAAATACAGGCTGGCGGCTACAACAACTACGGGGCCGCCAGCCCTTCGGTGCAAAAAGTGGATGGGTATAAGCTGGTGGTTTTCAACGCCCGGTGCGAATATTTTTACACATCCAACTTAAATGACGTGGTGGGCTACCTGCCCCTGGGCAACTACTGCGTCACCGGCCAGACCACCGCCAAATACGAGGGTTACGATTGGGTGACCTTTAAATATCAAGGCGAAGAATACTGGACCGCCCTGCTGGGCGATCGCAACCGCCTGGAAAAATGCGAATGTAATTGCAACTGACCCTTGAAAACTAGATTTTGTTGTGGTAAGATACAACTACAAGGTGTATTTCTATCTGTAAGCTGTAGAAACGGTCATGAATCTAATTTGACAACCCACCACCATTTATGGTTTAATAAATCTATATGCCCAAATTCAGGCAACACCGCACAATTCAGGGGGAACCGCCGCATGGCAAAAAAACAACAGGAATACGGCAACGACAGCATCCGCCAGCTGAAAGGCGCGGACCGTGTGCGTAAGCGCCCGGCCGTTATTTTTGGCTCGGACGGCGTGGAAGGCTGTGCCCATTCCATCTTTGAAATCATCTCCAACTCCATCGATGAAGCCCGTGACGGCCATGGCAACCGCATCAACGTCACCCTCTACCCCGACCACGTCGTTGAGGTCGAGGACTTCGGCCGCGGCATCCCGGTGGACTACAACAAGGCTGAGGACCGCTGGAACTGGGACCTTGTCTTTTGCGAGCTGTACGCCGGCGGCAAATACGCCGAGGGCAGCGGCAACTACGATTTCAGCCTGGGCCTCAACGGCCTGGGCCTGTGTGCCACCCAGTACGCCAGCGAGTGGATGACCGCCGACATCTACCGCGATGGCTTCCACTACCACCTCGACTTTAAAAAAGGCGAGAACGTGGGCGGCCTGCAAAAGGAGCCGTTCAAGGGCAAGCGCACCGGCTCGGTCATCCGCTGGAAGCCGGACACCGAGGTCTTTACCGACATCGCCGTCCCGGCCGACAGCTTTAAAGATATGCTGCGCCGCCAGGCTGTGGTAAACGACGGTGTGACGCTTGTTTTCGAGGATAAATCCGGCGGCGACACTGAGAAGTACGAGTACCTCTACGAGCACGGTATCACCGATTACGTCAACGAACTGGTTGGCGATAAGGGCCTGACCCCGGTGCACTTCTGCTCCGGTTCCGCCACTGGCCGCGACCGCGCCGACCAGCCCGACTATCAGGTCAAAATGAACGTGGCCTTCGCCTTCTCCAACACCGTGCAGGCGTTGGAATACTACCACAACTCCAGCTGGCTGGAGCACGGCGGCAGCCCCGACCGCGCCGTCCGCCTGGCCTTCGTCAACCAGGTCAACGCCTGGCTGAAATCCAAAGGCCTGTACAAAAAGAACGAAAGTGCGATCACTTTTGCCGACGTGCAGGATTGCTTGGTGCTGGTTTCGTCCAGCTTCTCCACCCGTACCAGCTACGAGAACCAGACCAAAAAGGCCATTACTAACAAATTTGTGGCCCAGGCCATGACCGAGTTTCTCAAGCATCAGCTGGAGGTCTACTTCATCGAGCACCCCGACGAGGCCGAGAAAGCCTGCAAGCAGGTGCTGATCAACAAGCAGAGCCGTGAACACGCAGAAAAAGCGCGTATCACCATTAAAAAGACGATGACCCAGCAGATGGACCTGGCCAACCGCGTGCAGAAGTTTGTGGACTGCCGCACCAAGGACCCCACCCGCCGTGAGCTGTATATCGTGGAGGGCGATTCCGCTATGGGCGCCGTCAAGCAGAGCCGCGACTCAGAGTTCCAGGCCATCATGCCCATCCGCGGCAAGATTTTGAACTGCCTGAAAGCCGACTATGCCCGCATTTTTAAGTCGGAAATCATCACCGACCTCATCCGCGTTATGGGCTGCGGTGTCGAGCTGGGCGGCAGCCACAACAAGGATTTAGCCAGCTTCAATCTGGATAACCTGCGGTTCAATAAAGTTGTCATCTGCACGGATGCCGACGTGGACGGCTACCAGATCCGCACCCTGGTGCTGACGATGCTCTACCGTCTGACGCCTACCCTCATCAACAAGGGCTACGTCTACATCGCCGAGTCGCCGCTGTACGAGATCAACACCAAAAACAAAACCTACTTTGCCTACACCGAGCCGGAAAAGGCTGACATCCTGCGCCGCATCGATGGTGAAAAATATACGATTCAACGTTCGAAAGGCTTGGGTGAGAACGACCCGGAAATGATGTGGCTGACGACTATGAGTCCCGAAAGCCGGAGACTTATTAAGGTGCTGCCCACCGATGCCGAGCGCACGGCAGAAGTTTTTGACCTGCTGCTGGGCGACAATCTGCAAGGCCGAAAAGACCATATCGCCGAACATGGCGCGGAGTATCTGGATGATTTGGATGTAAGCTGAGTAAGGGAAAACAACGATGGCAAAACGAAAAGAAAAGAAAATCATTGCCGCCCGGCCCCAGCTGGGCGATAACGTCGAGATCCTCTCGGCGGGCGAGGTGCTGGAATCTCCCATCACCGATACGCTGGAAACCAACTATATGCCCTACGCCATGAGCGTCATCGTCTCCCGCGCTCTGCCGGAGATCGACGGCTTCAAACCGGCGCACCGCAAGCTGCTGTATACCATGTACGGCATGGGCCTGCTCAAGGGCAACCGCACCAAAAGTGCCAACATCGTGGGCAGCACCATGCACCTGAACCCCCACGGCGATGCCGCCATCTACGATACGATGGTGCGTATGGGCCGCTCCAACGAGAGCCTGCTGGTGCCGTTTGTCGACTCCAAAGGTAACTTCGGCAAGGCGTACAGCCGCGATATGGCCTACGCCGCCGCCCGTTATACTGAGGCCAAGTTGGAACCCGTCTGTGACGAACTGTTCCGCGACATCGACAAGGACACCGTCGACTTTGTGCCAAACTATGACGGTACAACGACAGAACCCACCCTGCTGCCTGTCACCTTCCCCGCCATTCTGGCTAACAATACGTTGGGCATCGCGGTCGGTATGGCCTCCAATATCTGCTCCTTCAACCTGGAGGAACTGTGCAACGCCACCATCGTCCTGATGAAAGACCCCCAGGCTGACCTGCGGGAGATCATCCCCGCCCCCGATTTTGTGGGCGGCGGCACCATCCTGTACGACGCGGCCGAGATGCAGAATGTGCTGGAAAAAGGCCGCGGTAGTGTGCGTGTCCGCGCCCAGTGGAGCTACGACAAAGAAAACAATTGTATCGATGTAACGCGAATTCCGCCCACGACTACCGTCGAAGCGATCATGGATAAGATCACTGAACTAGTCAAACTGGGCAAGATCCGTGAGATCAGCGACATGCGCGATGAGACCGACCTGAATGGTCTGAAACTGACCATCGACCTCAAGCGCGGCCAGGACCCGGATAAGCTTATGACCCGCCTGTTCAAGGCCACACCGCTGGAGGACAGCTTCGCCTGCAACTTTAACGTGTTGATCGGTGGCCAGCCCAAGGTGCTGGGTGTGCGGGACATTCTGCTGGAGTGGATCGCCTTCCGCGCCGAGTGCGTGCGCCGCCGCACCTACTACGATTTGAAAGGCAAGGAAAAGCGCTTGCACTTGCTGCAGGGCCTGAAAGCTATCCTGCTGGACATCGACAAAGCCATCGAAATTGTGCGTAACACTGCTGAGGAATCTGAGGTCGTCCCCAACCTGATGATTGGCTTCGGCATCGATGAGGTTCAGGCTGAGTACGTGGCAGAGATCAAGCTGCGTCACCTGAACCGCGAGTATATTTTGAAGCGCACCGAGGAGATCGAGGAGCTGGAGGACGCCATCGCCGACCTGCAGGACATCCTCAAACGCCCGGCTCGCATCAATCGCATCATCATGCAGGAATTAGGCGATGTGGCGAAGAAATACGGCAAGCCCCGCCGCTGCCAGATCTTGTACGAGATCCCCACCGACACCGCCGACGAGCCGGACGAGCAGGTGCCGGACTACCCCGTGCATCTGTTCTTTACACGGGATGGCTACTTTAAAAAGATCACCCCGCAAAGCCTGCGCATGAGCGGCGAGCAGAAACTGAAAGACGGTGACGAAGTGCTGTTCACCTGCGAAAGCACCAACAGCGCAGAGTTGCTATTCTTTACAAATCACCACCAGGTGTACAAATCCCACGCCTACGACTTCGGTGACAGCAAAGCCAGCGTGCTGGGTGATTACGTCGCATCCTCCCTTGGCATGGAGGAGGGCGAAGTGCCCCTCTACATGGTGGTCACGCCGGACTACAAGGGTTGGATGCTCTTCTTCTTCCAGAACGGCAAGTGCGCCAAGGTGCCGCTGTCCAGCTACGAGACCAAGCAGAACCGCCGCAAGCTGCTGAAAGCCTACAGCGATAAGGAAGAGTTGGCCTGCATGCGCTACCTGCCCGCTGAGACCGAGTTGGCCATCTTCACCACCAACGGCCGCCTACTGCTGGCGGGCAGCGCCCTCATTCCCGAAAAGGCAACTCGCGACAGTGCTGGTGTGAACGTTGTAACGTTGAAAAAGAACGCCAAGATCGCCCGCGTCACTCTGGCCGACGGCCTGGAGCTGGGCGAGGCCCACCGTTACCGTGTGCGCACGCTGCCCGCTGCCGGTGCCATCCTGCGCGCCGACGACAGCGCCGAACAACTGACGCTGTAAGGCCGCACGCCGTAAACCGGCTGGCGCTCCCCTGCCCGTTGGGGTCCCGCGCCGCACCGCCGCAAAACCAGCATTGACAACGCCGCCCAAGTTTGGTATAATAACAGTCACTGATGCGGGATTAGCTCATCCGGTAGAGTGACTGCTTCCCAAGCAGTAGGTGGCGAGTTCGAGACTCGTATCCCGCTCCAAAATGAATATTGGTGATACACCAACAAAAAGCCGCTAAGCTGCATAGCTTAGCGGTTTTTCTTTTGTTTCGTGATGATTCATAGCGTTTCACGTTGTATATTTATTCTGGTGCAACCTGGGTGCTATACACTTTTTGCGTCCACTTTATAGGTACGCTGGTGCGTTTTTGAGTGCGGTTTTCTCCATGAAATTCACCAAAAAAGCGGCGGGCCGCCCATTGGGTAGCCCGCCGCATCTCTTATTCCTCGTCGTCCTTAGTCTGCCGCTCCGCGGCCTTCTTTCCCGCTGCCAGCAGCTTTAGTAGCCCGTCAGGGACATCGGCACCCATGTGGGCGGCGTTCTCGGCGATGGAGCCGAGCTCGGTAAAAATGTACCACACCAGCACCACGGGCAAAATCAGGCTCTGGTACGTAATGCCCAGGCCGGGCAGGTTGGCGACCGCGATGCTGAGCACGGCATCGGTCAGCGCGGCCACAATGACCACGACCAGCATGCCGGCCTTGTGCCAGATGCCAGATCGTGCCACGGCGCTGGACCACTCTCCCCTGCTGGCGGCCGCCGCGCTGCCGGAGAGCCAATCCAGCACCATGCAGACAGCCCAGGCCACCACCAGCCAGCCCAGCCAGCCGAATGCCGCGGTAAAGGCACCGCAGGCGGCAGCGATCACCGCCTTGACCCACAGGAAAATGTTGTCGTCTTTCATGGTTTGCTCCTTTCGTTCACGCTGCCTGCGCGGTGCCCTTGGCGCCTACGGCGGACAGCTTGTCCAACACGGCCTTGGCATCGCCCTGGGTGATGGGGCCGACCTCGATGTTCTGGTGCGCCATCTCGGCATCACTGAATTCTGCCCAGTACAGCCGCATGGCCACCAGCTGCAGCTGGATCGCAAGGCTGAACACCGCCATGGCCTGGGCGTTGGTCAGGTTGCTGGCACAGATGGTCTGCAGCGTGGAGGCGGCAGGCTTGTCCTCGGCCGGGCGCTCGACCGCATGCTCACCGGGACCGTAGGTGTAGACGCTTCTGCTGGCGGTGGTGAAGTCATCATCCAGCCAGGTCAGCGGGTTGGTGCGCTTGCCGCCCAGCAGCACCTCGAAGTGCAGGTGTGCCCCAAACACGTTGCCGGTAGCACCGCTGTAGCCGATCAGCTGGCCCTCCTTGACCTTCTCACCCTTGGCAACAATGAACTTGAACAGGTGGGCGTACCGGGTCACGAGGCTCTGCTGCTTGTAGTCGGCATGGCGGATGTCCACGTAGTTGCCGTAGCTCTGCATGCTGCGCTCGTCGGTGGTGTGGCCGTCCCACAGCTGGGTGGCCGACACCGTGCCGTCCTCGGCAGCGTAGACCGGGCGCACGGCGGTGTTGCCGATCTGGGTGCGCAGGTCGATGCCGTTATGGCTGCGGCCGTTGTTGTAGTGCCAGCCCTGGGTCAAAATGTGCTGATCCAGCGGCCAGCGGAGTAAAACTTCACCATTCGATAATCTCATTTGAAAACTCCTTTTTATGTTCTCAGCCACCAGTTCATCACAACGTCCGAACTGGGCTTTTCTTCTACCAATGCCGTGATAGTGCCTGCCCCGGTGTAGACCAGACCCGCGTTGATCTTGTCCATCGAATCGGCGAGGATCACATCGGTGGCAAATACGCCGGTCTTATTGGTCGAGCCGAGGCTCAAGAATATGCTGTTGGCGGTCAGGGTCGGCGCGACCGAGATCTTCTTCGAGGGGTACACGGTCTGCTTGTAGGCAAAGCCCTGGGCCTGCTCATCCGTGGAGGCGGTCGTCCAGCTGTCCACGTAAAAGGTGGCGTAATACTCCCACGGCAGGGCAACGTAGAGGACTTTGTTCTGCACCGGATTGACACTACTACTAGAAAGCATGGAATCAACAGTGGTTTTGTTAGCCCCATCATCGATTCCGTTCAATTTGTTGTATTGGGTCGAGCTCATCAGGCCGTTGCTGTAGGCCGAGGCCAGGCTGTAAGTCGTGTCGGAACTCGGAATGCCCAGGCCGGTGATGTCACTTTTCTGTACGGCAGAAACGGCGGTGACATGCCCCAGGCTGTCCACGGTGATCTTGTACAGTCCGATGGACCGGGCAGTGTGCGCCGGGTGGATATACTTGTTGGCGCCCTCGGCGATGCCCTTCAGCTTCTTCATAGAGGCAGGAGGCATCAGGCCCGCAGTGGTCTCGGTGGCCTCGGGAATCGTAACAGATTCGCTGGCAGGTGTAACGTAGAGTACATCCTCATCCAGCGTACCGGCCTCTTTCATTGCTTCGTACTCATCCTGAGATACCGCAACAACCAACTTTTTTTCAGGGGTAAAATATAATTGATTGGGGTCAATCTGGTTATTCTTTTTCGCATCTGCATACTGCTCCGCGGTAAGAATATTCATCACAAATTCGCCAATCGTTTCGGTAGTCTTTGCCAAAATCTCACCCCTTTATATAGTTGGTATTCGTATCAAACAGGCTTGCAAGGTCGCTCTGCTCTACCCACAAACCGTTGACCTTTTTGTAAACCTTGGAAACGGCTCCCCAGGCACCGTTTTGTTTCAGCATCAGCTGCTCGGTCGGCCCAGTGCTGCCGCCACTGTAATTCACAGTCAGATCAGCGCCGTAAAAACGCAAAGTATGGCTGTTGTTTGCGGATAGCGAGCCGCGTGTACAGGTAATCAGCAAGATAAGCTCGTCCAGGCTCTCACGATCCCACCAGCCGGTATCGTTAAAAGTCTGAGCCACCGGGGATGTTCCCAACTCAATTTCGCCGCTCAACCCGGCCGTGCCGCAATACAACTGTGCAACACCGCTCAAAATATACGGTGACGCATTCGAGATTCTGGCCTTTATCTTACAAGAGATAGAATTGATCTTGGCATCTGTCGGAATCTTTGACACATCAAATTTGACTGCCAGCTTAGAAACCGCACCACCACCTTTGTTCAGGTTTAGCACCGCAAAGGTGTCACTACTTGAACTGGTGAGGCCATTTGAAAGCGGATAAGACGCATCTACGGAAATATACGATGAGCGTTGGCCATCATATCCTGCAGCAACCAATGTTACACTTGCCATACATTAGCCCCCAGTCTGCAAATACAAATCGCCATTGCTGCCGGTCGAAGAACTGGGCTCGGAACTACCGATGTAGTATTTCTGGATGACAACGGTCCCCGCTACCCCAAAGATGGACTTGCCTGCCAGAATATTGCCGCCAACGAGGTTGGCATCGCCTTTAATGGTTTGCGTCCCGGACAAATACTGCCCAGCTGCAATGACCTGGTCGGTGCTTTTCGGGGTATAGGTCGCCGCCGCCTTTTTGGTGACACCGCTGCCAATGTACCCCGCGGGCACGGCTTCCACCGTGACCTGGCTCATGCCATCGTAGCCGGTGTCTGGGGTCACGGTTTGCTGGCTCTCGGTCGGCGTGACCGTCTTTTTCTGCAGCTTGGCAGCGCCAGCCCCCGCAAAAATACTGACTTTCTTGTCGCCTAAGTAAACGGGCATATTCTCACCACCTGCAAATTTTAATCGTTGTCTGCGCTTCGGGTGTGGCCCAGCTGCCATCGCCGCACAGGTACTTCTTTTCGTCCCCGGCAGCGGGTGGCGGAACCAGGCCGGATGTGCCCGCGGCCTCGGCACTAGCCCCGGTGAACACATCCGGGGGCGTATATTCGCCCTCGATCTGTTCCCCGGCCGCATTGTGGGCGGTGTGCCCGGCCAGCAGGGTGTCCCTGGTCACGGTGTCCCCGGTCAGATCCAGCAGGGTCTCACTGCCCAGCACCACCTTGTTTACCGCCATGGTTAGCCTCCCACCGTCAGGGTCTGGCCGCCGGCGGCGTTGTCCACGTAGTTGGTCGGGATGGCCGCCACCGTGACCTGCGACAGGCAGTTGTAGTCTCTGTCGGGCAGGACGGTCTGCTGCTCAAAGGTCGGGGTCACGCTCTTGGCCTGGGGCTTCATGCCCTCGGAGGAGGACATGGAACCCTCCACGCCCAGGATGGTGACACCCTCGCGGATGTTGGCGGGCACCAGCTTGGCCTGCTCAGTCTCATCGATGGCGGCGCTGCCGCTGCCATCGTGGAAGCCCATGGGGATGGTGTACTTGCCGTCCTTTTGGGTGATTTTCCCGGCCACGGCCCCGTTGTTGGGCATCGTGCCGGTCAGCTTGGCACCGCGGGCGTAGGCGGTCTTGCCCTCCAACATCTCGGCCACAGCAACCGTAGCGTCCGTGGAATCCACGTCCTTAGTGCTGGTGCCGGTGATGGGCGCGCCGGTCTTATCGTGGGCGGTAATGCCCTTGGCCAGCTTGTCCGGGGTCACGCTGTCGGCGGTCAGGTCGAGCTTGACCTCTTTGCCGATGATGACCTTATTTACATATTGGTTAGCCATTGAAATACTCATCTCCCATAATCAGGGTCACGCCGCCGCAATCGTTGGAGACCTCGTACCGGGGAATCTTTCGCACGGTCACATCGTCCGGCATCAGCTTGTCTTTGGTTTCCAGGCGGGTCTCCTCGTAGGTGCGCGGGGTCACGGTGGTCTCGCCCTTGTACTGCGGTGCGGTGGATAAAATGGTGGTCTGCCCCAGGTCGGCGGCCAGATCGGCATCGGTGCCAAACTCCACCACAAAGGCGGAGGGTGCGGCAAACTGTACGTCTAACGTCATGTAAGCACACCATCTTTCAGAATCTGGCTGACCGGCACACGGAACACCTGTGAAGCCATGCGGGCAGATCCAACGCCAACGCGCAGCTGAATTTGCAGTTCCGTGTCCCCGTGAAGCTGCAGCGTTTCCTCCTCGGTCAATGTGCAGGAAAGTACATTACCGGACATCGTCACGTCCGGCAGGCCGCGCTCAAACAGTAGCTTGCCGCCCTGTTTGAACGCAACGGACAGTTTGGAGATGGTCTCGCACTCGATGGGCAGCGTAAAGGTAAAGGTGGGGGTCGTACCGCGATACATATCACACCACCTCGAACCACTCGGTATCGGTCAGCGCCGGGGCCGCGCCGTCCTGCAGGGCCATGTACAGTTTGTCGCCGTCGGTGTAGTAGTAGCCGGTGCAGACGGTCATGCCGTCCACCCAGTACAGCGGGCGGTCGTTGGTTCCGTAGGCGTTGGGGTCTTCCTGCAGTTCCCACGCAAAACCCGCCGTGCCGCTGTAGGTCGGCACCCACTTGTAGCCCAGTTTCGGGGGCATGGTGGGCTTGGCCTCGGTGGGGATCTCGGCCAACATCAGGGAGAGTTTGGTCGCATCGTCCAGCACGATGGTGCTCGCCTCGATCTCGGCCTGCTGCCGCTCGGCCAGTTCGGCCACGGTGTAGCGGTGGTACAGCTGGCAGTCCTCATACACATCGTATCCGGAGATGATGTGTTTCAGGCCTGCGGGGTTATCCTCGGTGATGGTCTTTTCCAGGATTTCCTCGGTATCAGGCACATGCCCCGACACCCGCCGGGCGGTGTAGAGGCAGCCCGCGGACAGGTCGGGTGCGGTCAGCTCCTCGTTGGTGATTTCGTCGTAGATTTTCATTTTGTACCTCGTTATTTGTAGACGTAAATTTCTACAGTTAAGGACAGACTATTGGCGTGATAGTCATACTGCGTATATGTCCCCTTCAGGGTTAACACCGAGTTAGAAAAGCCGGTAATTTCCAAATTCGAGAAACTACGGCTTTGCTTTTCGGCAGGGCTGGAAGTAAAACCGGAAATACGAACGAAAAAGTCGTCCGCTTTTTTTCCTGCCACATTAAACGCCGAAAGGTCATACGTCTGAGACGAGCTTGTAGCGGTACTGCTGCCGTTAATGGGTGTAAATGTAACGGTCGTAAGCAGCTGCAATTTTTTACCGCCCGGGGTTCTCGGTGACATTCCCATAAAATCACCCTTTCTTTATTTTGCGAAAATGTTATTTGATTTCAGTGCCTTTGATACCGAAAATCTGATACGGAATGGTACTTTCCCAGTGCGATGTGTCGCCAGAGAAAGGCGTTCCAATCGTAATGTTTGCACCGTCAAACGTCACCATGCGGTTTATGCTTCTGTCATTTGCGGTGACGCAACATCTGGCACCGCGCACTACGATGTTTTCCATTACATACTGCGGGGAAAGCGATGTGTATCCTTTGACGGCAATACAATAAGCGGCATAAAGCTGGGTGCCAGTATCAGCTGTTCCGCTGCCCCACTCAGAGGTGTGGTTGGCGTTTGTCCAAAGTAAAACCTTTTCGGCATCGGCGAGGTTTTCAAAGGTCTTTTTAAATTTTCCGCCGCCGCCCGGAATCCTCGGCGCTACTCCCATCAGCAGCCACCCCGTGCGGCACATGCTGCATTATTCAGGGGGGGGTAAAACTACATACAAACGAATGTTTCATGCTAAACCTCCATCAACTTTGAATGACCCACCGCGCCCGGATCTCGGCGGTGGGCTTTTCTTTTACCTTTACCAGCACCGCGTTGTACGCCGTGACCGTCACACCGTCGTTGATGATGTCCTGCACCTCGTTCAGCACATCATCGGTGGCGGGCACGCCGGTCTTGTCGTAGCCGATGCCGGATAAAAACTCACTGGCAGCCGTCACTACCGGCGCATGGCTGTTGGCGCAGGTCAGCGTAGCCGTCTGCTGGTACAGCAGGCCTTTGGCCTGGTCGGCGCTGTTGCAAGCCGTCCACCCGTTCAGCGTAAGCCTGGCGTAGTAGATGTTGGCAATCCCGTAAATACCTGCCGCCTGGGGTGCCACATTCTGCAGGTTGCTGACAGTGGTGGTGCTGATCGAATAAGTAGCCAGCGGCAACTCGTAGATCGTACCGCCGGTGGTGAAATCCTCCTGCACAAGGACGGGCAGGGTGCTTTCCGCCTGGGTCACAAACTGGATGGGGGTGCTGCCCGCCAGGTCGATGCGCAGCAGCAGTCTCCCCTGCTTTGTGCCGTAGGTCGAGGTCGTGGCCATCACAGTTTCTTTCTCGATTTTAAAGCACCGGCCGTGCACAATGCCCCAGCCGCTGGCAACCTGCAGCCGGTTGGTGCCCAGCCAGGTCACGGCGCCGCCCGTGATAAGCCCGCAGGCATCCCCGGTGGCACAGGCATACACCTGGGCATCCGCATCCGGCGTTACAATGCCGTTGGTGCCGTCATCGGCGATTTGGTATAATACAAGGCTCAAAGGGTGTTCCTCCTTTGCAGAATCAGTTTTTTCGTCAGGTCAACCCGCACCTTGCCAAACACCAGGCAGTGGGTATCGCCGTCCCATTCCCGCCCGGTCAGCAGGCTGCGGTAAGCCTGGCCGCCGATGTAAATCGTGGCCTCGGTCCCGATGGGCAGTGTTTCCGGCGTTACCAACTTATCATCCCGGCGCAGCGTCAGCCGGATCTCGTTGTCGTATTGCTCCGGGGTCAGGGCTTCCACGGCCTGGGCCAGGGCATCCGCGTCCCAGGTCTCGCTGTTCTCCAGCTTGCCCAGGGTCCAGAACACCGGCGTAATGCGGTCAGCGTCCTGGTCGTCCACACTGCCGTCCGGGTGCAGGTAGTAGGATTTTTCTTCAAGCACCGTCACCGTGCCAGTCTCCTGGTCGGTGCTGGTGCGGCGCAGGATGTACTTATTTTTGCTGCCGTAACTGTCCCCCAGGGTGATCTCCCGCTCCAGCACGTTGGGCAGGTCGGCTTCCAGCACAGCGGAGGTCGTGGCCTGCCCCAGCGTCAGACGGATGCACTTATTGGCAAGGTCCAGCTGGGCATCCAATACCAGGCGGTAGGCCGTCAGGGCAGTGGCCAGCACGTCCAGCAGGTTGGCGGTGTCGCCGTCCAGGGTCAGTGGCCGGTCGGCAGCGGGTACGGTGTTTTCCAGCACCAGAGCCCGGTTCTGCGCCGCATCGCTGTTGGCGATCAGGTAGGTGTGGATCTGCTGGGCCAGCCAGGCTGCGCAATCGGGGATGCCGTCATTATATACATCCACGTCCAGCACGGCCTGCAGCGGCCGCAGGCTTACGGTGCAGTCGGATTCCTCGCAGCTGCAATCCGCCACGGTAAAATCCGCCAGCACAGTGCCGCCTACCCGGCTTACCCGGCAGAAATCCCCCTTTTTGACGGGCGTTTTCCTTACCGGTAAGTCCAGGCTGCACTTGTCCATGGTCAGGTAATCCAGGGTCAGCACGGTGTCGGCCTCGTCCAGCAGGTAGGCGGCCGCAAAGGTAAAGTCCTGGGCAAAAAACTCGGCTTTATACAAGTTTCGCCACCTCCGCTGTGCCGGTAATTACACCGTTGTCATCCCGCAGGTAAAGGGTACACTCCCCCGGTGGCAGCAGCAGGATACGCTCGGTGGCAAAGTCGCTGCAATCGTAGCGGCTGGCCACAAACTCGTTGTCGGTAGTGTATTCGGTGATCTCCATCTTGCTGGGGTCGCTGTCCACTACCAGCTTGCGACCGTCCTGCAGTTCGGTCAGTATGCGGCCGGTGCCCAGCACTGTGCCGTACTGGCGCAGTGTCCAGGCAGGATTTTTCGCCGGGCCGAACAGATTCAGCCGAAACGGGCTTTCCCGGTTACCGTTGCGGATGCGGATCAGGCCGGGGCTGCCCTGGCCGTAACTGTAGGGGTAGCGGCGCGGGTAGCCGAAGCCGTAGGCTTCCAGTCCGGCCTGCACAAACATCGTCTGCTCGGCCCAGGGACCCAGCCCTTGGAAAGTAATGCTGCAGCACAGCCGCCGGTTAGTGCCAATCTCGCCCTTGTCCAGCGTGACAGCACAGGGCAGGCAAAGCCAGACGGACAGCGGCTTGTACCACAATTCGGTGCCGCCTGCGCCCAGGAACTGCAAAAATTCCTCGTACTGGTCATACCCGGCAAAGACCATCTGGCCGCTGGGTTCGGGGCGGGTGTAGCTGATTTTGGTCAGCACCCAGCCGGTGCCCGCCTGGGTCAGTTCCACATCCTGGCCAAAGCCCAGGCCCGCAGGTTCGGAGAGAAAGACATCCTTGCGCATCAGGTCAAAGGTCTGGCCGTCTGCGTTTTTCATCATAAACTGCCGCATCAGGTCGCCCTCCCCAATTCACGGTTTACCAGCCGCACCAGGCGGCGGGCATCTTCCTCGCAATAACCGCTGAAGTGCGCCGTCAGGTAAACGGTATTGCCGGCAGCGCGGGCGTTGTCGTTGCCCAGCGGGGTCACCCGCACACCGCCGCCGGTCAGGCTCAAAAGTTCCGGCCCGGCTTCACCCACGATGGCGCTGCCGCGCAAAAGGGTGCCGCCCTTGGCCAGCAGCGGGATCTGCGGTGCCGTCACCTGGGAAATCTCAAAGCCGAACTTTTTGCCGCCCAGACCGGGCACCCAGTCCGGCACGTCAAAACTCAGGCCGTTCAGCGCGCTGATGATGGCGTTCACGCCGCTGACCACTGCCGAGATCATGCCGTTCACAAACCCGATAATGGCATTGACCACAGCCTTGAAAGCATCCTTGAAGGCTTCCCAGCCTTGGGTCGCATCGTCAATGACGCTCTGCCATACCTCGCCGAAGTTCGCGGCCACATCGTTGAAATACTGTTTGAATTCGTCAAGGTGGGTCATGATGGCCGCCACTACCGCGCCAATCAGCACACCCGCCGCCACAACAGCTGCTACCACCAGCCCCACCGGCGAGGCAATCAGCCCCACCAGTGTGATGATGCTGCCGATGCCGCTGGCAATGCTGCCCAGGATCATCAGCAGCGGTCCAATGGCGGCCACCACCATGGCAATGATGACGATGATCTTTTTCTGCCCCTCGTCCAGGCTGTTGAACCAGTCCACCGCCTGCTGCACATAGCCCACCAGCTGGGAGATCACCGGTGTCAGCACGTCAGAAATGGCAATGGCACCGCTCTGCAAGGCAGATTGCAGCAGCGTCATCTGGCCGCTGAAGTTGTCCAGCATCGCGCTGGCCTGCTCCCCGGCAGTGCCCAGGCTGCCGCGCAGTTGTTCCTCGTAGTCGGCCACATTGCCCATGCCCTCGGTCAGCACCATGTTCAGGCCCTTGATGGAATCGGCGGTAAAGGTGCCGGACAGGGCTGCGGCCTGCTGGGCCGTGCCCATGCCCTCAGTGGCAGCTTCCACATCGGTCAGGATGTCAGTCAGGTCACGGAAGTTGCCGTCCGCATCCTGTACCGCCACGCTGGCATCGCCGATTTTAATAGCACCATCGGACATTTTCGCAGTGATGTCGCGCATAATGGCCGAAACCGCCGTACCGGCTTCGCTGCCTTTCAAGCCCTGATTGGCCAGGGCTTCCAGCAGGCTGGTCACGGTCTCCACGTCCTGCCCTGCCCCGTGCAGGGTGGCGGCGCAGTTCTTGTAAGCTTCGCCCAGCTGGTCGGCAGTGGTGTTGCTGTTGGCCTGGGCGTAGGCCAGCATGTCGGAAAAGCTGCTGGCCTGCGCGGCTTCCAGCCCAAAAGCCGAAAGGTAGTCGGTCACCATGTCAGAAGCAGCTGCTAGATCCATGCCGGAGGCCGCTGCCAGGTCCAGTACGCCGGGCAGGGCCGTCATGGATTGGTCGGCATCCCAGCCGGCCAGCGCCATGTAGCCCAGGGCATCCGCAGCTTCGCTGGCGCTGAAAGCGGTGGTCTCACCGGCATCCAGCGCCGCCTGCCGCAGTTGGGCGAACTGTTCCTCGTTGGCACCGGACAGGGCCTTGACCTTGCTCATTGAACTGTCAAAGTCCGCGCCGACCTTTACGGCGGCCGCCCCGATGCCTGCAATGGCCCCGGTCACCGGCAGCATTTTCTGCCCGGCCCCGGTCAGCGTACTGCCAAGGTTCTGCAGTTTGCTGCCGGCCTCGCCCATCACCTGCTTAAAGGTGCTGCCAAAATCCTGGGCCTCCTTTTTCAGGCTTTTCAGCTTCTGCTCGGTGTCGGCAATCTCCCGCTGCAACGCATCGTACTGTTCCTGCGATACTTTGCCCTCGGCAAACTGCTGCTGCACCTGCTTTTCAGCTTCTTTCAGGCTGCTCAGTTTTTGCTTGGTGGTGTCGATCTCGCCGGAAAGCAGTCGCTGCTTCTGGGCCAGCAGCTTGGTATTGGTCGGGTCCAGCTTTAAAAGGCGGTTCACGTCCTTCAGCTGGGTCTGGGTGGCCGTGATCTCCTTATTTACGCTTTTCAGCGCTTTGCTCAGGCCGGTGGTGTCGCCGCCCAGCTGTACGGTAATGCCTTTAATGCGGTCTGCCAAGGTTACCACCTCCAAAGAATTGCCGCATGCTGCCGGGGGCGGGCTTCAGATCGTACTTTTCGCCGTCGTTCACCTGTTCGGTCAGCATATCGTACACCATGCCCATACTCATTCCCGCCAGGGCAGAATCAGAAAGACCGAGTTCCGCGCAGCGCAGCATAAAAATCGCGCCGTTTGGTTCCCGGTCGGTCGGAATTATTTTTTTTTAAGGGTCGAGGTCGTTGCCAGGTTGGCACCCCACAGCTCCAAAATTACCGGCAGCACCTCGTAGACGGAAAACACGCCGTCCATGCTGTCCAGCCATTCATCCGGGGTGTCGGGCACCGGCTCACCGGCCTGCTTGGCCATCAGGTAGGCCACATTCTCAAAAATGGTCAGCTCCACAGCCTCCAGCTGGGCATCCTGGCGCTCCTCCTCGGTGGCATCGGCGGGCAGGCTTTCCAGTTTTTTGTAGGAGCGCTGCAGCTTGTTCATGTCGGCGATCAGGTCCCGCCCGAACTTAAAGCGGTATAGCCGGGGGATCAGTGCGCTGGCCCGCAGCCGCAGGGGCTTGCCGTCGATCGTTACGGTGCGCTCCATCAGGCAGTCTCCTCAAACACTTTGGTGTACCACTTGTTCATCGTTTCGGTGGGGGTGTCGTCCTGGGTCATGGCCAGCACACGGCCATCGGACAGGGGCGCAGCCGTCACGCTGATCTTGCTGGTGCTGGGCTCCTTGCTGTCCTCGTTGGTTTTAAAGTCGCGGGTCGGGCGGGTGGCCGTGCAGTTGTACAGCACATACTTGGTGCCGGTGGTGTCGCCGTCCTCCTCAAACAGCAGGGCGAAAGATTTCGGCTCGGTCTTGGAGTTCTCGGTCAGCACCTTGCTGGTCGTGCCCTCGGTCATGCCGAACACAGCGGTCAGGAAGTCTTTCGGGAACATCGCCATTTCCAGATCGCCGGAGTAGCCGTTGTTGGCTACGGCGTTGTAGTACACCATGCCGTCCGCATAAAAGTGGCTCACATCGCCCTGCGGTTCCAGGCTGAAGGATACCGCGCCGGGGATGGCCACCGGCGCATCCCAGCCGCCCCCATCCTTAGCCACGGCGTAGTGGACATTGTGGATATTAAATTTGACTTTATCAGCCATTTTCTACACCTCAAATTCGTAAATACTTTGGAAGAAATCCTCACTCTCGATCCATTCTTCCCCGGTTTTCTGCCAGGGCAGCCCGGCCAGTGCGTTTTCCAGGCGGGTCTCCGCCGCCGGATCTTTCTGGTCAGTGTACAACTCCACCAGGATGTGCCGGACCTTTTTGTATACCAACCCATCCGCGTAAAAGTTGTCGGTGCTGGCCTCCAGCCATACAAGATAAGGCAAAGGCGGCGGCCGGCGGTAATAGCGGTAGGCTACCGGCAGGCCGCTTTTCTCCAGCATTGCCTTGATTTGCTCAGCTTCCACCTTTTACCACCACCTTTACCTTTCTCAACAGTTTCTTCTCGGCGTTCTGCTCGGCTGGGCGGATATGCGGGCGGCCTGCCACCCGTCCCCCGCCCCGCTTGGCGTGGCCGTTCTCCAACAAGTGCGTCAGCTGGTAGCTGGTGCGGTTGTGTACCGTCAGGCGGATGTCCTCGCGCCCTTCATATTCGGTACGTACCCGCCAGCCTTTGCGGTAGCGGCCGGTGCGCCGGGGGCTGTTCTGCCGGATCTCGTCCCGGCACTCCTCCGCTACCTGCTTTACGCTCTCTTTCACGCCGTCGGTCACGTCCTGCCGGTAGCTTTCCAACTCGGCCATGATAGCAGCAGCCAGGGCATCGGACTTTACGGTTTTACTCATCGCCGCACCGCCCGGATCTTTACCAGCTTATGGGCAAAATCCACATCGTCAAAGCTGCGGATCTCATAAGCGGCCCCGCCCAGCTGCAGCCGCCAGCGGGTCAGGTCACCGTCCGCCATGGCAGCGGCCAGCACCGGGCACCAGCGCAGCACAAATACCAGCGTGTCCTGCTGGTTCTGTGCAGCGGCGGCCCAGTAGTCCTCGCCGTACAGGCTGTTTACCCGGCACCGCAGGGTGGCGGCTGTCTGCCAGTCGGCGGTCTGGTTACCCACGGCATCGGTGGCTGTCACCAGCTGCTGCAGCTGCACAACTTCCCGCAGCCTGCCCGGATTTATCCGCATACCAGGTTCCTCCCGTGCATCCCCAAAATCGTATCCAGGGTACGGTTCACGGCAGCATTGTCCTGCTGGGTGCTGCGGTTATCGTACAAGTCCTGGCACAGGATCAGGTAGGCCATGGTCAGGTCCTCGTAGTCATCCAGGGCGGGGTCCTCCGGGCTTTCGGGGTACTGCTTAATGCCGGTGTACCCCTCGATATACTGCCGGGCCGCTGCCATGATGCCCCGCAGCTCCATCTCGGTATAGCTGCCCTCCGGTAGGCGGGCATATTCTGCCACCGTTACCGGTGTTACATCAGAAATCCTCATGCGCGGCCTCTTTCTGCCTCAGATCAGGCGGACTTCATGGTCAGCACAGCAATCTTCTTACTGTCGGTGATCTTGCCGTCATACTCGCCAAAGGACATCACGCCAATCATGTTCTTGGTGGCGAACTTCTCGCGCAGCAGCGTGATCTCCACCTTCTTGGTGGCCTTGATGGTGTAGCCGGTCAGATCGGCCAGCACAATGGCTTTCTTGCCAGCGGCAATCTCGGGCATGCTGTCGGATTCGATGACCGGCAGGCCCAGGATCTTGTACTCGTCCTCTTTGAAGTAGGGCTGCTTGTTGCCATCCTTCAGCTTGCACAGTTCGGTGTAGGTGCCGGGTGCCATGATCCAGCGGGCGTTGCCGCGGAAACGCTGCTTCAGGCTGTGCTTCAGGTCCACCAGTTCATCGTAGGTGATGGCAGTAGCCGAAGCAGCGGTCACGCCGTTGGTGGCAGCCAGGATGCCGGTGATCTTGCCGGTGGTGCCGTTGATGAACTCTTTCTCCAGCTTTTCGGCCATGGCCTCGGCAACCTGGTTCACGATAAAGCCCACAACATCAATGTCGGTGTTGTCCTTCAGCTTGTTGGAGACCAGCGCCAGCGCACCCACAACATAGCCGGTCAGGTCGATGGTGGTAAACTTGCCTACGTTGTCGGTCAGGTCGGTGCCCTCGTCCACGTAGTCGGCCTTGATGTAGTTGGTGGCATCCTCACCGTAGACCGGCACACTCAGCTTGCCGTTGGTGGAAACAACGTCCGCCAGGGTCAGAAACGGCACCATATCGCGTACCTTAGTGATGATGCGGTTGGCAATAGTGGTCGGCACGATCACGCCATTGTTGCCCTGGGTCAGCTGAATCTCACCGGCGCGGTTTTCCATGGCGCGGCCCAGAATGTAGTCGGCAAAGGCGCGCTCCTCAATCTCGGTATCCTCATGGGCAGGCGCAGCGGGCGCATTGGCGGTGCGGGCCGGGGCCGGTGCCAGCTTGCGGGCGCGCTCCTCGCGGGCGATGGTGGCATCCAGATCCTTGATTTCTTTCTCGGCCGCATCAAAGGCGGCGGCTTCCTCCTCGCTCATGGCACGGTTTTCGGTGTCGGCCTGGTTGACCAGGCTGTTCATCTTCTCCACCAGTTCGGCGCGCTTCTCGGTCAGTGCTTTCAGTTTCATGGTTTTACCTCGTTTCTTAATTCGTGTGGGTAAGGGCTTCTACGCGGGCATGGTAGCCCGTGTTATCATAGGCCGGGGCCAAGGGCTCCGGGGCCTGCAAAGGGTTTTCAAAGCAGCGGGTCTCCACTACCGTCTCGGCATCGGCCCGCAGCTCCACGCTGGTGGCCGAGTAGACCGGCTGCTTGTTGACCACCAGGGTCACATGGTCCAGGTCCAGCGCGGTAATGCGCCGCAGGGGCAGTTCGTCCGCCCGCTGTTCCATCTCGTCCTGCACATTGTACATGCCAAAACTCCAACCTCGGATGCGCCCCTTTTTGGCAATCTCGATCAGGTCCGGGTCAGCAATCAACACATCGGCATGCAGGCCGATGTTATCCTCGTACAGCTTCAGGGTGCCGTTTTTGGTATCGGCATAAATGTGGCTGTCGTCATGGTCCACCGTCAGGGTGATGTTCCCCGCCCGCTGGATGGCGGCCTCAAAGGCCCGCGGTTCGATCTCCTCCACAACTTTGCCGTGGGGTGTCATCACTGGGCGGCTTTTCTTCTCGGTCACGTTCACATACCCGGAAATGTGCGCCCCATCGGCGCGAAATTCCAGCTGCATACTTCCACCTCCGTAAAAATGGGCACAAAAAAACCACGGTGCGTTTTGCATCGTGGTTGCTATTCAGATAAACGGGATCATTTCTTTGGCATCCTTAAAAAGGGCTTTCGCCTTTTCCATCAGGCTGTTGTCGCAAAGGTACTGGATACCCTTGGGCGTGATTTTTGCCCTTTCCAGGCTAAGCACCTGGGTCTTTCCATCGACATGCAGGATTTTCGGCCCCGTTACAAAGTTCTCATCAACGAGATTTTCCATAATATAAAGCCAGTAGCTTCGCGGGATCGTGTACAGGTCGCTCTCCGCCGAAATCATCCGTGCATCCACAGATTCTCCCCGCTTCAGGCGCTGGTACAGGTAAGAAAGGATCTGGTATACAATTACAAAATAATCATCTTTTGCCATAAGGCCTCACTCTTTCAGCCACTCGTTATGCTCATCGTCAGGGTCCTCTACCGGTTCACGGCCAAACGAAAAGGTGTCGAAATACTCCAGCAGCTCCGCCATCGTAGCATCTTCATGCTCTTGGGCGTAGGCCAACATTTCATCTTCGACCCCATAAGCACGGGGACCGTTAATGATGGCAAGGTATTCCCCCATCGTTTCATAGCTGCATTCACTTCCGTCTTTGGGATAGGCCATGTCGTGGAACCGTTTCTCAATCAGTTTCACAAAGGGGGTATCAAGATTCAAATCGTTTTCAGTTGACATACTTATTTCCTGCCCTTTTTGATGTTGTACTTGGAATGTACAGTAAGGCCGCCGTAACCATCGGCAGTAGCGCGATAAACGTGGGAAGCGGTGAACACCTGTTTCGCTCCATTTTCCGGCTTCAACCCCGGATACCGGGTGTTGAACGTGCTGCACAGCTTGGAATATTCGGCAGGCTTCAGCTGCAGCCCTTTATGGCTGCGCTGCCTGCTGGGCGCATACTTGGTTTTGCCCTTCCGGTGCCCGCCGCCACCACCGCCGGCAAAGCGGCCCTTTTCATCCCGCTTGTAGGCGCGGCCTCTTTCTTCCAGTATAGCATCTTCGCCCTCGGCGGGCAACGGTTCCGGCGGCTTTTTCGCGCTCTGCCCCATCTGTTGGCTGGTGCCGGTGTTGGGGGTGAACAGTTCGTGGGTCTTGGGATTGTACAAAACATCCTGCAAACCCAGCCGGATCCAATCCAGCCCCAGCGGCTCCATATCCTCGGCGTAGCGTACCTCGTCGATCTGCATAAAGTTGGCATCCAGTGCCGTCTTGTAGGCAGCAAACCGGGTTTTCATATCGCCGCGCAGCAGTTCCTTAGTGTCAAAGGCAAAGTAAAACTGCCCTTTTTCACGCTCCAGCAGCAAATCTTTATTCAGTGCGCACTGGATGGTCGTCATCAGGGGAATGGCCGCCAGCCGGGCAATGCTGGCCACGTCCTGCTCACTGGCCTTGCCGCTGATGCAATCCGGTGAAACGTGAAACAGCTTGGCAAACTCCCCGGCGTTGGTCAACTTGTTCTCGTTCAGCTGCAGTTCTACGCTGGTGTTGCTGGATTCCTTAAAGTCGATACCGTTGTTCAGCAGCACAAAGTTGTCGCTGCCCTCGCCATCGGCACTGTACAGCCGGGCAAAACCCCGGCGCAGTTCGTTCAGGCTGTCTTTGTCCAGGCGCTTCTCGCTTTTCAAAAAGCCTTTTTTGTTGCCGCCGCGGCGCACCATGTTCTTCTCAAAGACCTGCGCGGCGTAGGCCGTCTCAATCAGGTTGGCGCTCTCACAGGTTAGCGGCACCCCGGCAGCACCATCGGTGGTGTTGCGCAGCACCTTCAAAAAGTCGTAAGGTTTATAGCGATACCCGTCCACTGCCAGGTCAAAATCCTTAAAAATCGGGTCGGTGCCTTTCAGCACAGTGATGCGGTGCTCCTCCACATAGTGCAGCGCCACCACCTTGCCGCCCTGGCGATTGATGTAGGCATAACCGCCCTTGCCCAGGTAGTAGTCCCGCACCATCGCTTTCCAAAACTCGTTGGCGTTCAGCGTGTCGCCGGTCTCATCGTTCAAAAGGCGCAGCCGGTAGTCGTTGGTCACCTCGGTGGCCTTGGCACCGGGGGTGTCCTTGTACAGCCGGATGGGCGTACCTGCCACCAGGTTGGCGATCAGGTCGATGCCGCCCGCCACCGTAGGCACCTGCAATGCCATCTCGCGGGTCACGGTGCGGCTGCCCAGCAGGGCGGTCAGTACCGGGTCCTCGCAGCTGTCGGCGCGATTTTCTCTTTTTCTTCCAAAAAACAGGGGCATCCTGCCGCCCTCCCTAAATCTGCACTACAAAACTGTCATGGCCAAACAGCATGTCCTGCTCCACCAGATAAGTGGCGTTGATCAGCGCCACCACCTCATCCACCTTGCCGGCGGATTTCTTCTTGTTCACGTATTTATTGCGGTTGGTATCCTCGGTGCATCGCGCGTTCTGGAAGTTGATCTCCAGCATGGGGTTCTCGTCATAGCGGAACTCTTTGCTCAAGATCTTCTCCCGCAGCAGCTTGGTGGGGCTGTGCAACACACTGGAGTGCTGCTTGATCTCCACACACTCTACCCCGGCGGCTTCCAGCTTCTGCACGGTGGACAGGGCATTCCAGCGGTCGTACCCGCACTGTACGATCTC